ACCGAGGTCGAATCTTACATTGTAGGAGGAATCAAGCAAGATGTTACCAAAGATACTTTCTCAGGATTCCAACTATGATGAATGGTGCGAGCAAGAAATTCTGAACGCTTATAAAGAAGCGGCAGAAACTGATGAGTATCTCTTTGGGGATTATGATTTTGAGAAAGAATGGTTAGAGGGTCATTGACCCTCTTTTTTTTATAAATATCTAAAAAGTCTTGGAAAAATGAGAGATCAAGAAATTATCGGTCTTTGGGAAGCTTATCAACAAGTTCATGCCCAACCAGAAGAAGTTGAGCAACTTGATGAAATTAAACAGGCAACCACCGTTGCAAATGATAAAATTCCTAATTTTCAAAATGGAAAAAAAGCAAAACCAGTCCCTGGGTTAAACGTTCCGCCATCACCGATGGAAGAAGGGGTTGACCTCTTTGACTATCTACTAGAATACCTAGTTGCCGAAGGATATGCTGATACAAATAAGGCAGCTCTTGCTATTATGGCAAATATGAGCGAAGAGTGGAAGCAGAGTATTGTTGAGGGTGTAAGACCTGGAGATGTAGAAACACCACTCAATAAAGCAGCATTTAAGAAACGTAGAAGAAGTCTTGCTGGAAGAGAAGCAAGTGCTGATGCGAAAAAGAGAGGGCACGTTGATAAATTCACTGGAAAACCTTATGGAACTGAAGAGGCAGCATCTAGAAGAAAAGATATTCATAGTCCAGAAAAAGAACCAGAAAGAGAAGCAAGACGCAAGGCAGAGGAAGATCCAGATTGATCCACTTCTCAAACTGGCACACAAGAGGGTCTCACCACCCTCTTTTTTTATAAATATTTCTAGGAATTCCCATAAGTATAAAAAAATGTTAGCATCTGATATTAGAAATATACACGAAGCATATCATAAAATCTATGCTCCAAAGTTTGAAACTATTCTTGATGAAATGACCAACGAACAGGTCGATGAACTCACTGATGATTTAATTGAAGAAATTGTCGAAGAAGTATTTTATGAGTGTTTGGAAGAGGGATATGAACTTGATGATATTGAAAATGTATTAGTAGAATCTCTTGATAATTCTATTACTGCATTAAACGAACAAGTTTTGATGGAGTTAAATCCATATGCACCTGCAGGATCAAGAGAATCTGGTGAATATAATAAAGCAACTACTAAATCAAAAAAGTCTGCTGAAAACGCAGAAAAGAGAGCAGAGACTATTGAGAGAGTAAAGGGTGTAGTTAAAAAGGTAGGATCCACAATCAAACAAAAGGCAGCTGGAGCAGCAGTTAGTGCATATGCCGCTGGTAAAATGGCAAAAAGTGCTGCTAAAACCGCAGGAAAGGCAGCGTTAAGCGGCGCTGGAGAGGTAGCAGGAAAAGCAGTCAAGTATGCTAAAAAGGCTGGACAAGCGGTTTCTTCGGGATATAAAAAGGGTTCTGAAGATAGTGATGAAGAGGAATCAACTTCATCTTCTTCTACATCTACACCATCAAGATCACAAACACAGTCCTCATCATCTTCTGAATCTTCGGGTGGTTCTATTCGCAGAGCAGCAGGATCATTACTTAAAAGAGGTATTAAAAAAGTATTAGGTCTTGGTGCAAGAGCGGTTGCTGGCACTGCAAGAGGGGTTCATAGTCTAGCCGATAAGGCAGCAAAAAGACTTGGTGAAGAAACTATCACCGAGAACCTTCTTGGCACATTAGATAAATTAGGAAGAGGTGCCGCAGAGACCGCTGGTGGAGTGATTGGTAGAAATCGAGGTCAACAAACTGGCATTCCTGGCGCAGGTGGAGTTGGAGAAGTTTTAGGGAGACAACGTGGTGGTGACATGTATGATAGAGCAACACAACCTCTGAAAAAACTTCCAATTCCAGGTCTAAAGAAAGGTGGAACTGTTAAGAAGGAAGAAGTTGAAGTCGTTGATGAACAAGGACCAGCACTTCCAGGGGAAAACAGACCAGGAACACCAAAAGCTCCCGGTGGACGCCCACATCTTCCAGGAGAAAAGCAAACTCCTGCACCTAAAAAATTACAACTTGCTTCGTATGAACCAGAAGACATTTATGATCTAGTGATAGAGTATTTGTTAAATACCGGTCATGCAGAGACTATTTCTGAAGCGCATTATGTTATGACTCAATTAGACGAAGAGCATATTCAAAGTATTGTTGAACAAAGTTCTATTGGTGCCAGAGCTGCTAAAGTCGTTGACGATCAAAGACAAGGATATCATGGTGATGCAGATGCTTTTAATAAACTACAAGATGCCGCATCAAAATCAATGGGAAGATTGAAGAGGGGGCAAGGACCAGTAGTTACACCTGGACTTCCTGGAGTCTGATCCACTTTCCAATTTGGCACACAAGAGGGTCTGACCACCCTCTTTTTTTTATTATCTAGTCACAGATTTTTTTACAAATACTTCACCCTCAACAATTCTTGTTGCCTGACCATTTTTATATAAGATTATATCATATACATATTTTCCAGGTTTCAATATGATTGTTTGCTCCGGAGATAGTGAGATTTTAATTCTGCCTGCCGATACATTTACAGTGCTAGAAGAAAATGTTGTAGATGATAAAGATGTTGGATGTTTTTTCATTTTTGAAATTATTGTATATCCAGTCAAATTGATAGGACCAGCGCCATCTTCCAGAGTATAAGTTTGCTCAAAATTAGTTCCAGTGTAGATGGATATATTAGATGTATATACTGACATTGTAGAACCTTTAAATTAAGATGTAATACCAGATCTAATTAAAACACTTCCCTCAACTGCAATGGATTTAAAATTAGCAGCGGTAATTAATAAGACATCATATACATATCTACCCTCTTTTATTGTGGAAGTTATTGTAGATGCTAATGATAGTGTAATTTTACCTTTTACTGCACTGGTAATACCAACAGTAAAATCAGCTGATTTTGTTGATGATTCAGAATGTTTTCTAATTGCAGATGAGGCAGCATATCCAGTTAAATTTACTGGATTTAATCCACTAGAGTCAATAATTGTTAATGGTAGAGAAAAATCTTCTCCAGCATCTATGACAAGATTATTAACGTAAACTGACATTACTATAAGACTTTATTGAGTATTTATCAGGGGGCTTGACTAAACTTAAAAACATAAGTAGAGTCGCTTTGCTATGGTTGAAAGATAAATAATAGCTCATAAGATACTTTAATATGAGTTATGAGAACCCCTGGATCTACAATGGGGAGATATTTGATTCAACTGATATTCAAGATTATTTTGGTTTTGTATATTTTATACATTGCCGTCAAACTGGTCGTAGTTATATTGGTCGAAAGTATTTCTGGAGTTTCCGCAAACCAACAGGAAAATCTAGAAAAGTTAAGTCAGAGTCTGATTGGAAAAAATATTACGGTTCCTGTCCTGAACTCAAAGTCGATGTTAACCAATGGGGCAGAGCATCCTGCGACAGAAGAATACTTAGCCTCCATAAGACAAAAGGACAATGTAACTACGAGGAAACCAAACAACTTTTCCTAAATAATGTGTTGATTGAGTCACTTGACGATGGAACGCCAGCGTATTACAATAGTAATATCCTAGGACGCTATATGCGAAAAGATTATGGAAACTTTGGAAAAGACTCTTCGCCAAACACATGATTGGGCAGTTGATCGTATTCATACTCTCTCTGAAAAAGACATTGAGAACGCCCATGCGATTCAATCAGAATTTCGTGAATGGTTGAATCCAAACATTCCTGATCATGATATTTTCTCATTAGAGTTCATAGGAGAGGAAGATGACACTTGACCTACACAACTTTTTTAAGTTTTACGACGAAAAAAATTCAAATCACGTAGCAGCAGTTCAGTGGTTAGAAGATAACCTCCCTGCTCAATTTTTAGATGATGCAGAGACTGACTGGATTGGTATTTTCAGAACGAAACCACCAACACCAGAGGTCCTTGCAGTTCCTTACTTTAACCAAGTAGACAACTACAGAGATGCACAAAGAACTTGTAATAGTTCGTCCTGTGCAATGTGCCTTGCGTTCCTCAAACCAGGAATCATTAAAGGCGATGATGAATATGTTAAGAAAGTATTTGCGATTGGCGACACGACTGACCATGCGGTACAGACAAAAGTTCTGGCGGGTTATGGAGTTAAGTCACACTTTAGTTACAATCTGTCTTTTGCTGATATTGATAAAAGTCTTGACGCTGGGAAACCTGTTGTTATTGGTATCCTGCACAGGGGTTCTCTTTCTGCACCTACTGGTGGGCACATGTGTGTTGTGATTGGTAAGACACCAGATGGTAAAGGATATTTTGTGAACGACCCATATGGTTCTCTGAATGATAACTACACCGGTCCCGTAACAAACGGTAAAAAGACCGTTTATACAAAAGCAGTTCTTAAGCATCGTTGGTGCCCAGGTGGCAGCGATGGTTGGGGCAGAATTTTCGACTAATAGGAGAACTACAATGAAAAAACTATTTGCACTTATTTTTCTAGCTTCACTTTCATCACCAGCGTTTGCTATGCCAGCAATCTTTGGTGTGACAACTAACGGTTCACAAACAGTACCATATGGTGCCAAACTAACATCTGAGACCGATGGAGTTGTAATTGTTGAACTTGATCCAGTAAATCCTGGAGATGTAACTTTTGATCCAAATCCAATTGATCTTATGCCAACATTACCTGACAGTTTTGTTCTTCCACCAGTTGCTGATGCTCCAGATCCAGGTCTAATTCCTGGTGTTATTGAGGGATCGCCTGGTGATCGTGGATTTGAAGGTGTAACACGTCAAATGTCAAAGAGGAGATAAAAAGAGGCAACGATGGATGGGGCAGAATCTTCGATTAATTTCAAAAGGAAAATGCTTAAAGTGATTCAAGATCTTACAAATAATGGTAAGCATGTAGAAGCAAACCAACTTTATCAAAAATACTTCGGAGGCAACAATGGCAAAAATTGATCTGCATAATTTCTTTCAGTTTTATGATGAAAGAAATCCTAACCACGTCAAAGCAGTGCAGTGGTTAGAAGATAATCTACCCGTCAAATATCTTGAGGATAATACTGATTGGGCGGAGATTTATAGGGGAAAAAAGACTAGTGCTGCACCAGCACCCGCTGCTGCAGCTCCTGTAACAGGTGGTGATGATGTTCCAATGATGGGCATCAAACT